TATGGCCGCATGGTCTATTCTGAGAAGGTTATGGAGGCCTTTGACCGTTTTATGGTTGATGGGCAAAAGTTATTCGCTGTTGCAGAATAACAACAGTGGCTTGCCATTATTGCCTATTCTGTTATACTCTATCCATAGATTGAAAAAGTAAGCAATGAAAATTAAATGCATAACCTGTAATAAGAAATTCCTCAGCAATGTTGTTTTTGAGCAACACTCCTGCGTGAAAGTTTATGACACAAAATCGCTGAAAGAATTGTTGCAAGAATACAACAGCTCGAGAAAAAATGCTTGACATTATTACCGGTTGTGTTATACTCTATCCATAGATTGAAATTTTAACCATTTTGAGACCGCATGAGGAACTGTGGTACCGCAAAAAGCCCATGCCAACATGGGCTCTCAAAGTGTAAAGCAAAGGGATCGTATCCCCGAGGCTCCAGTTGAAAAATTACTGGGAATTAATGAATGAGCTGCTAGTTTGTAAATGGTGGATCCGAGGACAGACAGTGCAGGACGCTGACTTAGGGCTGGCGAGTAGTGAAACCGGTGAGCAGCTCATTCATTAGTTAAGGAAATAAAATGACAGCATTAAAAACATATCTGGATCGCAAAAACATTTACGCTTCAATTTTTGGTGGAAAAGCACTTACTTTGACCAATGCTACTGACCGTCAAAGAATTGCCGATTCAATTGATAGTGATTTGAGTCCCGAGAATCTTACCTGTGATGGTGAGCTTCCCCGTAATATTGTGCAAGCCCGTTATAAGGAATTGACAATGGCAGCAAAAGAATTGCAAAAGCTGGATCCATCTGTTAAAATTTATGAATTCTACACAGGAGAATAAAATGACAACCAATAGAGAAATTTTAGTTATCGCTGTGCTGTTCACCATTGGTGCCGCAGTGGTTATTATGGACTTGATGTTCTGGAGAGCAGTATGAGCAAGATGAGCGACCTTCATTTATCCGTGGTGGAAGAGTTAAACCGTGGGCAGCTGTCTTATTATGAGATCGCTTACAAGCTGGATATTCCAGTGGCATGGGTCGAGGTGGTCAGTGAAGAGGTTCATTCCACGTTGAATACCCTTAATGCTATCTTTGACATTGACCAAGATTTTATGGACGATTCCATGGATGGTGATGCCACCTCCGCACTGGCATCCGCTGGCTTCGGCACGGATGAGGACTATGGTTACTATGGTGGTGAGGAATGAGAAAGCGCAGATCCGACCGTAAGCATGTGCTGTATGGTCTGACCCTCATGGACACTGGTGATACCTACGTTGGTGTGACCGTGGCTGATGGTGCCGCACTGGTACGGGCGGTGAAGGTGAGAGTCCAAAAGCATTTCAGCAGAGCATTTACAGAAGACAAGGCATGGACACTGTGCCAGGCCATTAGATCCAATCCAAATGGAGACTGGCGTTATGAGGTGCTAGAAGTGGTACGTGGTCGTAAGGCAGCGCACCAAAGGGAAAGAACACTGATAGCTGAGAGGCAGGCGACATTGAATACCTTTTGAAAACCAAAGTACTAGTGAGGCGAGAGAGCTGAAAACAAAAACACTATATGGTTAGAAAAAAGGAGTCCTCTATCATTGGTATACCTTATCAAAAGGATCATTGAGCGCTCTCCATTGGATTCAGAATTTTTTTCCTCCACTAAAATCCAATCCAAATTTTTTTTCCGGTAATTTTTGTTGGTTCCAAGCATATGAGTACTTTTTCATTATTGCCTTCACTGTGGTTATCTGTTACAATTGAGTTTATATTAGAGAGGTTTTGTTATGGTTACTAAAGTTATCCGAGACGGTAAAGTAGCGGTTCTGTATTCACCTGGTTTTGGTGCAGGTTGGTCTACTTGGAACCATCAATTTCCCGATTTGTTGTTTGATTCTATTATAGTGGATTTTGTTCTGAGTAAGTCTGAGAATTGGCAGCAAGGTATTGAGGCTTATTGTTCTATTGCTTATACTGGTCTATATGACGGTGGTATAAGTGATTTAGAGGTGGCTTGGATACCTGTCGGAAGCCAATTTAAAATAGATGAGTATGATGGTTCGGAATCTGTGGTTCTGAAAGATGAAATGAATTGGATAACAGCATAATGCCTAAATGGTTGCGTGATTGGTTAACTGATTGGTTGCCTACCATTTTGTTAATACTGGTTGTTGTGGCGGCATGGGTCTACCTATTGACCTATGTGGTGCCTATGCCTAAATGAGGATTATATGAAACAAAAAACAATTTATGATTTGGTTATTGAAGCGGAGTTTACTGAGGAAGATATGGTGAAGCGCCAAGATAATTTTCTACGATTGGTTGATTTAATCGTTCTGGAGTGCGCTCTGGTCGTTCGGAATCAAGGTCGCTTCCAAACATACGATAAACTGGCCGAGAGTGTCAAAGCAAGATTTATGGTGAAATGATGGAAAAAAATTTTAATAAGAATGTAGAAGGCGTCATTGAGGCCGTGGCTCTATGGCATGATATTTCTAGGGAAGAAGTGATTGCAAATTACTGGGGCGAGGTTGATTCTTGTCTGGAATTACTTAAAGATTTGGAGAGTGTAAATGAATGAACGAATTAAACAATTAGCCGAGGATGCTGGTTTCAGACCCTCTCCTTTCGGTATCTATGACCGAAACCAAGCCTTTGACATTGAAGGGTTTGCCGAAGATATTATTCGGGAATGTATCATGGCCACTGGCAATTGTGCCGGTACTGGTGATATGATTAAAGAACATTTTGGAATGTAATATGAAAAGGTTTTTAGAACCCGCATTTATTGAAGGTGTATTAATATTTTTTGTTATACAACCTCTTATATTTTTTATAGGTGTTGGAGTATTTCTTCACTCTATATACGAATCAATTTTAGGATAAATTATGAATACTATTGTAAAAGATATGGCCAAAGAAGCCGGATTCGTTCTATGGAAAGACGAGTCGTGGGGACCTGGTAAGGACAGAATTGACTGGTCGTCCAACTACGATATTGAATTTCAGAGGTTCGTGGTGATTCTAACCGAATACTATAAACAATTGCTTATAGATAATGGTTACGATGATGCAGCGGAGTATCTATGAGTTTTTTATCTCTTGTTGGAAGACCCTATGTTGTATTTGATCCTGAGAAAAAACAACATAGGTTATGGTATTATGAGTTCGTAAAAAAATCTACATGGGGTCATTGTCCTGTGAGGTTTCTGGTACCTGAAGATCAAGGTGATCTAATTACCATGATTCAGCGAACATTGGTTAAATACTATGTGAATAAGGAATTCAAATGAACGAATGGGATAGAGATAATCTAAATTTTATTATGTCTTGCTCTGATAAGGAGTTTAAGGCATGGTTTGACCAAGCCACCGAAGATGATATCAGTTATGCTCTGGAATTAATCAAACAGAGTCGTGGTGAATTGCTGGAACAGGAGTTTGAGGTGCATAACAGAGAGTCGGAGCGCATTATGTTAAAGCACGGAAAGTACCCGGAAGCCACGGCAATTCTCAATAAGTTTCTGTTAAAAAGTGCTTGACAACTTATGGAAAGTATCATATAATGGCGGTGTTGACCGATGAGGAAGCTAATAGAATCTTAAGCCAAATGATAGAGATTTTTGGAGACCGGTTACCGGATCCAGAACATTACCCTTTGGCATTCGAGTACTATGTTAAATTGTACCGTAAATTTTATATGGAAGAAAATAATGAGAATAGCAGTAGCGTCTGATATCCACTTGGAGTTCGGACCGATTGAATTGAAAAACACCGAGAATGCTGACGTATTAATACTATCTGGCGATATCTGTGTGGCTGCCGATTTGAATCCTTATGGTGAAGATGATGAGGAACGGTCGGTGAGAATCCATACGTTCTTCCAAGGCTGTTGTTCTGAATTCAAGCATGTAATGTACGTTGTCGGCAACCATGAACATTATCATGGCGACTTTACCAAAACAATTTCAAAACTGAAAGAATGTTTAGGTTATCTGGTGAATCTCCATATTCTGGATAAAGAATGTGCCACTGTGAATGATGTTTTGTTTGTTGGTGGTACTCTTTGGACCAATATGAACAAGGAAGATGGAATTACCTTGATGCATATGAAAAGTATGATGAATGATTTTAGAATTATTAAAAACAGTACTAGAGCAACAGAGTTCCATGATACTGTTGGTAATTTACATTTTAATACACCAAGATTCACTCCTGAGGATTCAGTTGATGACCACAAGGAAATGTTAGAGTACCTAAAACTTATGGTATCTGGTAAACCTGACCGAAAAGTCGTGGTTGTTGGCCACCATGCACCGAGTAAACTATCCACGCATCCAAGATACAAGGATGAGGACATTATGAATGGTGCATACAGTTCTGATTTGTCGGAATATATCCTTGACCATCCACAGATTAAATTGTGGACTCATGGACATACGCATGAAGACTTTGATTACCTGATTGGTAGCACAAGAATCGTTTGTAACCCTCGGGGTTATATTAAGTATGAGAGTCGTGCTGATGAATTTAATTTGAAGTTTGTTGAGATTTAATGTACACTTTGGATATATACTCCATACAATTAAATTTTTATAAAGACCTATGTTACATTCATTAAGACACGGCGAGTATACGGAACAGTCCACAGTATGTGGCTGGATTAGCTCACGCCCAGCATTAATGGATAATAGGCTAGGGGTTTTGTAAAAGTTTAAATTAAAAGTTTACCGCAACAAAACCCCAAACCTAAAAAGTTTGGGGTTTTTTATTTGGTGTTGTATAAAAACAACACTGATGGTTGCCAAAATATGTGGTTGTGTTACAATTCATGTATGGATTGAGAAATCAATCAAAAAAAGATTCATTCGTATTTACGAGTGATGACCGCTCTTTAACATATAAATTTTGGTTTTGCTCGGCTCGTCTATCGGTTTAGGACGCTAGCCTTTCACGCTGGAAAGACGGGTTCGATTCCCGTGCCGAGTACCATAATAAAATTTATTGCGTTGACAAGTCCATTAGGGGACTATACCAAATAACGGGACGGCGGTCTCCGGTTTAGGTATACTCATGATAGCCGCTACGATGGTGATGGGTAGCTTGTAATGTAATGACCACACACAGCGCAGGATCGCAGCCTGTGAAAAGTAGGTGTGAATGGTTCGCAGTAAATTTTATTATGGTAATATTGTTGGGGATTAGCTTAGTCTGGCCTAAAGCAGCGGACTTTGACTCCGTTATCACTGGTTCGAATCCAGTATCCTCTGCCATTTTTTTAAAGGAAAGTTATGAAGCGAAAATCAATCGCCAAGGAACGTAACTGCTTCGTTCGTTTGGCTTTATTCCGTAAAGCAGGTGCTCACCGCAAGTCTAATAAGGCATTGCGTAAAGCACAAAAACAAGTGCCAATTGGGGGTGAAACTTTAAGGTGAAGTAACTGGCTTTTAACCAGTAAAATTCGGATCGTTCCCGAACACCCCTACCATATAAAAACACATTACTTACAGGAGGACAATGCCTCTGTAACTACTGGGAACTCAGCGTGAAACTGGGGTAGTGTAATTTCATTAGTGTGTTTCTATATGTTATGCAGATGTTAGTTTAGTGGTAAAACCTCGGGTTGTGATTCCGATATCAAGAGTTCAATTCTCTTACGTCTGCCCAACGGGTTGGGATAATTCAATTGGTTAGAACCAGTCAATCAGTACTGAGATGTGAGTTCGACTCTCACTCCCACCCACCAATTTTAGGTCTGTTCGTATAGAGGTTATTACTGTGGATTGTCTATCCATTTACGGGGGTTCGATTCCCCCACAGACCGCCAAATGCCGAGGTAGCTCAGTGGTAGAGCAGTGTCTTGATAAGGCATTGGCCAAGAGTTCAATTCTCTTTCTCGGTACCAAGTTAATGGAGATGCCGCCGTAATGGTATGGCAGGGGACTGTAAATCCTCCGACTTATGTCACAACAGGTTCGATCCCTGTCATCTCCACCAAAGTCCAGCTAGGGTAACGCTTAGCTACTGTGACCCACAGGAAGTGAAGTAAGTTCGTTACTTACGGGTGGTAGTCTTTAAACCAAAAGGCCGCTGGCAATGCGATAACGGTTCCTGTCGGGAAGCGGGTGGAAGCTGTGTGTGATGTGACTCTGGTACAAAGGAGAAACTGATGCAGTATAATTACCGCCGAGGAATGCAGAGCAATGGGGGATTAGTGATAATGGGAGCACATGTGCTTTGCAAGCATGAAGTGGGAGTTCGATCCTCCCATCCTCCACCAATTTGGGTCTTTAGTAAAATGAATATTACACAACGCTACGACCGTTGAAGTGGGAGTTTGATTCTCTCAAGACCCTCCAGATTTTGCGGGTAAGCACAAGGTGTGTCGCCAGCCTTCCAAGCTGTGCAGTTGGGATTCGATTTCCCATACCCGCTCCAATTTTTCTCGGTGTAGTTTAATGGCAGAATTCGTGGTTTGGGACCATGAGATGGAAGTTCGATTCTTCCTACCGAGACCAAGTTTATTCTTCTATAGCTCAGTTGGTAGAGCGTTTGACTGTTAATCAAAATGTCCGTGGTTCGAGCCCACGTAGAAGAGCCAAATATGCCGAATTAGCACAGTGGTAGTGCAATCGCCTTGTAAGCGATAGGTCGTCAGTTCGAATCCGACATTCGGCACCAATTACGCTGATAGCTCAATGGTTAGAGCAGCGGACTCATAATCCGTTGGTTAGGGGTTCAAGTCCCTTTCGGCGTACCATAATGATTCTCCCTAGTGTAATGGCAGCACAACGATCTCCAAAATCGTTAGTAAGAGTTCGAGTCTCTTGGGGGATGCCAAGCAAGTGTGGTGTAATCGGTAGCCACAGCAGACTTAAACTCTGCCGCCTGTAACGGGCGTGCCGGTTCGATTCCGGCCACTTGTACCAAATATAGCGGGTTACGTCAGCGGTCAGACTATTAGGCTCATAACCTAAAGGACGGAGGTTCGAATCCTTCACCCGCAACCAATTCTGGCGTTAGTATAATGGATAATACAGTTGCCTTCTAAGCAATCAATAGAGGTTCGATTCCTCTACGCCGGACCAAGGCCTTGTTATTTCAGTGGTAGAATGTCTCTTTTACACGGAGAAGGTCGGCAGTTCGAATCTGTCACAAGGTACCATATATACTTGGACATATAGCACAGCGGTAGTGCATCTCCTTCATACGGAGCAGGTCAGTAGTTCAAATCTACTTATGTCCACCAATTTGCCCCGGTGACGGAATTGGTATACGTGTTGGTCTTAGAAGCCAAATTTTAGGAGTTCGAGTCTCCTCTGGGGCACCAAATTATGTGCATGTGTAGCTGAATGGTTAGGCAACGGATTGCAAATCCGTATTATGCAGGTTCGATCCCTGTCATGCACTCCAATATAGGAAGTTAATATGAGAAACATAGATATCGCAGAAGTGAAAGCATTTATTGATGCTCAGTCACCACAAACCAAAATTTATATTGGAGCTGATTCAGAACGTTTTAGAGTTGGAGGAATTTGGTTTGCAGACTATACGCTTGCTGTTGTTGTTCATATTGATGGGTGTCACGGTTGTAAAATCTTTGGAGAAGTCCAAAGAGAGAGAGACTATGACCAACGCAAAAACAAGCCTTCAATGCGCTTGATGAATGAAGTATATAAAGTTTCTGAGTTGTTTCAGAAGCTTAAAGAAGTTTTAGAAGACCGTATTGTTGAGGTACACTTGGACATTAATCCGAATGAAATGTTTGGAAGTTCGTGTGTCGTTCAACAGGCAATTGGTTATATTAAAGGTACATGTAACGTGACACCTTTGGTAAAACCAGGAGCATTTGCGGCTTCGTATGCAGCTGACCGCATGAAAATGTTGTTGGCGGCATAATTAATTGGGTGTTGATGCAGCGGGAATGGTCCTGCGACTAGCCTTGAAAACTAGGTTCTGCTGAAGAAGCGGATGGGGTTCGATTCCTCCGGCACCCGCCAATAAATACTAATATGAAAATTACCGAAGTTTCTACAGTTTATGGTATGAATAATACCGAAAGATTGGTCACACAGTATGTGAAGACCAAATATGACGTGGGCAATGCAACTCTTGATGTTGTCAAAATGGGGTATAGTGTTGTTTTGTATGCTGAAAACGGCAAAGAAGATAATTACACTAATCGGGGCAGAGTGGTGGATTTACAAGCATAAGTTTTTGTGTTACAATAACAATATGGAGTGTGGGCAGGATGGTAATGCAGCGGATTGCTAATCCGTAGACTTATGAAAGTAGGTCACAGGGTTCGACTCCCTGACACTCCACCAAAAAGGACTATATGAAAATTGATGAGTATGATGGTTTCTATTTTCTTCCACCTGAAGAAGAAGATGCAGACTATGATGATCTTAAAATGGTGTTTTTCACTAAAGAAAATAAAACAGCTGAAGATGTATCAACCAAAATGCCAAATAATGGATATTGGTTTCATGTGGTATTTTTTAAGGAAGATGACGAAGGTAAACCTGAATTTGATTCCAATTTCGAAGCAATCTTTTTAGACCCCGTTGAATATGTCAAAGGTCTGATTGGTAGCAATTTGTATGGTGTGTTTTTGAAGAAGACGGAAAAGTCCAAAGAATGGATTGATAGGTACATCAGAGACACCGAACAAAAAATAACTGAATTATATTAATTGAATGGAGATTACATTATGAAAACAGATAAACCAGCATTCACAACACCAGAAGGCAGAGATTGGCTTATTGGATTGTTGAAATCTGAAGAATACATCGATATTCTTTTCACTAAAGCAGACGGAACCGAACGTCAAATGCGGTGTACGTTGAATGAGAATAAAATTCCTGCTGATTTTGCGCCAAAAAGCACGGAACGCAAAAAAAGTGATGAAGTTCTTCCCGTTTTTGACATTGAAAATCAAGGCTGGCGCAGTTTCCGCTTAGATTCCGTGAAAAATGTGCAATTCCACATTGGTGTTGCATAAAAACAACGCTAGGATTGACAATATTTTGACTATGTGTTACAATAGTACATTATATGAGCAAAATATTGTCAAAATCCGAGCTTGTTTCCGCTAAAGATTACTTTGCGGAGATTTTGTTGAGCTCTCGGATGCTCAAATTTGTGAATATTGAAGTAAAAATAGTTTCCGGTAATGCACCAAGTGGTTTATGCATTATTGACGAGTATAACAACCAGAATAAACCACGTTCCTTTACGATTGAAATCAATAAAAATCAATCAAAACTGGAAATTCTAAATGCCGTAGCGCACGAAATGGTACACGTAAAGCAATATGTTTACGGCGAACTAAATGAGCAAATGTCCAGCTGGTTGGGACAAAAAATTGATTGTGATGAAGTAGATTATTTTGAGCAGCCTTGGGAAGTAGAAGCTTACAACCTTGAGGCATTTTTAACAGTTATGTATTTGAGTGAAAAAAATGGTTAACGTACACTTTTTGAGAAAATTAGCATCCGATGAATTAAAAGACACAATGTTTTTTTGCACCGGCGAAAGAGTAATTAAAACGAGAGATCCGTCTTGGGTAAAGCTTGACGTTCCGAATATTTCTGTTAAAATTGTGACGAATAGAAATATTACAGTAAATAAAGAAAAATGTAAATCAATACCCGAAGCAAAATGGGTAATACAACACTTGAAATTTTAGGCAATAATGATTTAAATTAAAAAAAGTGCTCTATATAATAGAGTGCTAACATAAAGAGAATAATATGAGTGGAATTTACATTTTGAAGTTGAAAGATGGTTTTCGAGTTGCTTACAGTAAGCGATATGAAGACATGATTGGCTCTTATGATGATTTATCAATGAATTACCAGTTAATAAAGAAAGTTATCAACGAAGTTTTCGGAGATAAAAAAACTTATACTGAATATTCGGATGCTGTACGTGCAGCTGTTGATATATCTAAAAAATATCCCGAAACTGATGATGGTATTTTTGTTATGCGGCACGCTTTCAATAAAACATTTGATGAAGTTGTAAATGACGAATAATAGATTCCGTGACCCAAACTATGGTGAACCAAAATTTACTAAAGAGTTAACCAAAGTTGAGTTGTCTCAGGCTTTAAACTGGTACACACAAAACCGAGATAAGAAGGCTTCGTTAAAATACGCCACAGACTATTTTAAAAAGAAGTTGAAGCTAAGTGCTGAGTCCACATTAAAAAAAGAACCTAGTACGTTTGGATTCATTTGTAGAATCGTTACGAATGGTGGACAGTTATCACCTAAAGACGTTGAATGGTTCAATGGTGAAATTGCCAGAATTAAAGAAGAATCAAAGAAGGCAAAACCTGTTGTAATTGAAGAAGTTGTAGAATCAACAGCACCAAATATTCAAGACCGTATTAATGAAAAGGTACATGATTGTATCGGTGAACTTGAAGGACAATTAGATGATTACATTATGTCCGAATTTAAAGATATGGGCTCAGCTTATGGCGTAATGCACACCTACGAGATTAAAGGTGTACACGCTAACAAAATTATTAAGATTTACCAAAAGAAAAAACTGCATTATGAGGAAGTGTTGGATTCCGATGATAAACAATTTAAAGAAGGATACTCCAATTTTAAACGTATGCAATTGAAGAAGATTATCGGTTACATTAATTCTGTAATTGATGATGCTACAAAAATTAAGACCGCAAGTTTGAAAAATCGTAAACCTAGAGTGAGGAAAATAAAATGACAATTTATTTAAATGATGACCGTGATTATTCAGAAATTATTGAAGGCTGGGTTCGAGAGTTTATCTGTACAATGGATGAAGGTCGCCTACGTCCAGGTGATGATTCAGGTTATGCACCATTCGGTGTAAAAATTATTTTTGATGGTTATGCCGATTTAGAAACATATGATGAAAATAATGAATATGTTTATGAAGAAGGCGCAGACACTACCGTAATGTCATTTGCCGTATTCATACATAAAGATTCTTTGGATAATGAATTTCCTCCACATGAACAAACACCATGGGCATTGATTCACCGACCAAAAGAAGAAGTCTGCATTTACGTTTGGTATAATGAAGACAGTGATGATGTAGAAGTTATTCCTTTTGAAGATAATGGCGCCACTGAATTAGACCATAAAGTTGTTACCGATTTGATTTTCGCAATAAAACAACGTGATGATGAATAATTGCCGAAATAAATTGGAAACTGTGTTATACTTACTATACTATGATAATTTTTGATTTTAACCAAGTTGCTATTTCGAATCTGATGGAACAAATCGGATCCTCAAAAACTAAAGTTGAGGAAACGTTAGTTCGACATATGATTCTTAATTCAATTCGTACCTATGTGAAGAAGTTTAAGAACACACACGGACCTGAAGTAATTATTGCTTGCGATAATCGACACTACTGGCGCCGAGGTATTTTTGAACACTATAAAGCCAGTCGTAAGAAGGCACGTGAGTCTTCTGGCCACGATTGGAATACTATCTTTGATTGCCTCAATAAAATACGTGATGAGTTGAAACAATATTCTCCTTATAAAGTAATTGATGTGGAAACTGCTGAAGCTGATGATGTTATTGCTGTATTGGCAACAAAATACTCGGCCACAGAGAAAGTGATGATTTTGTCGTCAGATAAAGATTTTGCTCAACTGCAAAAATATCCTAATGTTGAACAATATTCACCTATTCTTAAGAAATACATTAAAGAACCACTACCTGGTGCTCAACTTAAACAATTGATTATTCGTGGTGATAAGAGTGATGGCATTCCCAACATTTTAACGAATGATGATGTTTTTGTCACTGGTGGTCGCCAGAAACCGATTACTGAAGCTAAGATTATTAATTGGATGAATCAGTCACCAGAAGAATTTTGTAATGATGAGATGTTACGTAATTTCAAGCGTAACGAAATGTTGATTGATTTGAACTTGATACCTGAAACCTTGAAACGAAGTATCCTAGATACCTATGAAAACACGAAAGGCCACAGTCGTCAAGTTTTTATGAACTATATGATTACCAATCGTTTAAAAAATTTACTGGAAGTGATTGATGAATTTTAACCTAATGATGCATGAAATATTGCACGAATTTGAACAAGCAAAAACAAAAGATGAGAAAATCGCTGCGTTGCGTAAACATGGCGATAAGTCTTTTCAGTTGTTGATGTTTTATGCGTTTAGTCCTGATATTGTATTTGATGCAACGGTACCTGAGTATCGTCCGTCAAAAGAACCTGCAGGTCTAAACCACATGTACTTACATTCCGAAGTTAATCGGTTGTATAATCTTATTGCTGGTCATCCAAAGAGAGCTGCTGGCATTACAGTAAAAAAACAACAACAAATTTTAGCAATCATGTTAGAATCATTGTTTGTTGAAGAAGCAAAATTGTTAGCAGACATTATTTCTGGCAAATTCAAAGTTAAATCTTTGGATGTAAAAATCTTAAAAGAAGCATACCCACATTTAGCATTGTAAAATGAAAGTCGTATTGATAACTGGTGGATTTGATCCACTACATTCGGGGCATATCGCCTACATCAAAGCAGCACGTTCACTTGGTAGTCTTTTGGTTATTGGTGTGAATAGTGATTCATGGCTCGAACGCAAGAAGGGTCGAGCATTTATGCCTTTCTCTGAAAGGTCGGAGATTATTGAAAATTTATACCAAGTACATCGTGTTATTAAATTTAATGATGATGATGGTACTGCCAAAGATGCAATCGTCCAAGTTAGGAAAATGTTTCCAATGGATCAGATTATTTTTGCAAATGGTGGTGATAGAACTGCTGATAATATTCCTGAAATGGATATTAAAGATGACAACCTTGTTTTTAAGTTTGGTGTCGGTGGTGAAGATAAAAAGAATTCAAGCAGCTGGATTTTAGAAGAATGGAAAGCACCAAAGGTTGAAAGACCTTGGGGTTACTATCGTGTATTGTATGAAACTGAATATACAAAAGTGAAAGAACTGGTTGTTGAACCAGGTAAATCATTGAGTATGCAACGACATAGATTCCGCAAAGAACATTGGCACGTTACAAAAGGCCAGTGTCTGGTTGAAAGTGA